CCTTATAGGTGGTGGTCGGCGTCGCAGCTGGAGCAGCAGCAGCGCTCGCGGCAACGGCGGCAGGATCAGCGGCGCCAGCAGCTGGCGTCTCCGTGCCAGTGGCGGCCGCAGCACTCGCGGCAGCAGCAGGATCAGCCGTTGCAGCACCGGCGGCAGCAGCTTCGCCGGCAGCGGGCTCATCGGCCTCTTCGGCGATCGCTTTCAGGTGTCCGTCCGCGTCGCCGTCATCGGTTTCGAGCGCGGACAGTTCTTCGGGGGTCAGCGCGGCCAGGTCTGCCTTGCTGTAGTCGGTCAATGCCATGGTGTTCACATCCTGCGAAGTGGTTGGGGGGTTCTTGGGAGACGCATCAGTCGCTGGCTACCAGCTTCTTCATTTCGTCCATTTCTGCGAGCTTGTCCTTCGCTGCCCGCTTTGCATGCTTCATCCGCACGGGGTCCTTGCGGATGCGCGCGGCCTCGGTCAGGCTGCGCAGGTCGTTCTCGGAGGCGTACTTGTCGTAGGTCGGTTCCGAGTCTTTGGTGGTCGCTTTGTCCATGTCAAACCTCCTGTTGCCGAATTCCATCGGCGGTTGGCGTTTCGATTCCAGCTGCGGCGCCATCGCCAAGCAGCGGGTTCGGAGACTGCGGGATCACTGGCCGCGGCACCGGCGGTGGCGCCTGCGCTCCGGGGTGGCGGTCGTCGAATCCGACCGACGCCAGCAGCTCGTCGGCAACGGGCGCAGCGCCTGGCATGCCGGTCACGACCTGCGCGGCCTGCATCGCAACGTACAGTGCCTCGATGCGGGTTTTCAGGGCGCTGGCGTCCAGCGATTCACCTTTGCCGATGGCTTCCTTGATCTGGGCGTCCAGCTGCGCCATTTCGGCCTGGACCTTCTTGTTCATGATGGCCTGCTGCTGCTGCGCGGCCTGCTCTTGTTCCGGCGTCATCGGCTCGTCCGGATCGCGCTGGCCGGTGACACTGCGAATGCGCTCGAGCACCAGCTGCTTGTTCTCGACGTCCGACAGCTCGAAAACCACGTCCAGGAGGGCCAAAACGACTTGCGGCGCGGCGGTGGCCAGCTTTTGCAGCAGCTGCATCATCGACTCGAACGCGGCGCGCTGAAGGCTCTGCTTCCAGGCCTGTTCGCCGATGACGAACTGGGCCTTGCGCTTCGTGATGTCGTTCAGCCGCTCGCCATTGGGACCGGGCTGGTTGATCTTCACGTAGTCGCGCTTCTTGCGCTCGCCGTTGATGCTGAACACCTTCGGCTCGTTGTAGAACTGCTCGATCAGACTGACGGACAGCTCTCCCTCGAGCTGGCGCGCGAACAGCAGGTTGTCGAAGATTTCGGCGGTGAGTTGGCTGCCTTGCTCGGCCTTCTTTTCCAGGGCGACGCCGGCGGTGATGTTGGTGTCCCGGGCCAGGTTCTCGCTGCTGATGCCGGTGGAGTTGCGGATGATCAGGCGATCGGCCTCGGCCAGCTGAAGATGGCCCTGCGCGACGTCGTTGTCGCGGTTGATTTCGATCTTCTTCAGACCGCCCTCGTTCAACAGCACGAAGCCGTCCGGCGCCTGCATTTCGTCGCGCGCCTCTTCTGCAGTCATCACCTTCGGGTCAAATGCGCTTTTCTCGGCCAGCACCTGGTTGGTCGACATGACGAACAGCGCCTTGCTCATTCGCTTGTTCAACGCGTCCTGCGGACCCCGCACTGGGCGCACCGGGCTGTAGGGCGCACCGTCCTTCTTGCGGCGATAGCACCAGTACGGCACGAATGGGAACTTGTTGTGCCTATACGGGCTAGGCACGTCCATGATGATGTTCTTGTCGGTCAGGATGGTGCAGCGCATCTGCATGCGCACCCTGTCGATCGCGCTGGTCCCGCCCCTGCTCTCTGTGGTCGGGTCCTTGTACCAAGCCTCGATCAGCATCACGCGCTCGCGCTGGTTCTTTCCCCACGCGTCGGAGTCGTACATCGACCACTTGCCGGGCAGCGGCGTTGCCGCGTCCATTTCCTCGATCGGCCGGCCGTTCCACCACTCGAGGTAGCGGTCCTCGTCGCGCCCGATGCACGCGGCCTGCAGCTCGTCCTTTTTGTCCGGGAAAAACGCCTGCGCGATGTCCAGATCGATGATCCTGAAGCGGAACACGTAGCGGCTGTCCGCAAGGTCGCGCTCCACGCCCAGGCTGTCGTACAGCATGTTGCGCCACGACTCGGCGCGCACGTAGATGGGCTCGTCCTCGGGATCCGGAGAAACGCCAACTTCGATCCAGCCCAGACCGGCTTTGAAGCAATCATCCGCGGCCTGGCTGCGTCTGAACTCGACCCGATTGGCCGCGGCGAGGTACTTCAGCAACTTGGTCTTGTTCTTCGCGTCGGCGTCGGCTTCGGTGCTGTCCTCGTGGACGTTGATCACCTGGAAATCAGTGCGGGTGCGCCGCTCCACGCCAATCAGCCAGTCGATCGTGGGCTTAACCTCGTTGTACACGACTGGGTTCTGGCCGCGCGCGCGCACCGCGGCCGCCTCGTCGATCTGCCACTGCTCGCTGTCGTAATAGTCCTCGTCCAGCGACATCTGGAAGCGGTTCATGGACTGCCGGCGCATCTCCTGCTCGAACCATGACAACAGGCGCGTGTGCTTGTCGCGCGCCGCCTGGCTCGCGTCGCTCCTGCGGCCGAGAGTGGTTCCGGTGCGGGCAGCCATCAGATGCTCGCTTCGCCGAGTTTGCGGCCCTTGTGGTCCTCGTGGACGATATCGATCAGCGCTTCACCACGGCTCTGCCGGCGGACGGCCTTTGGCGCCGGCGGCATCGCCAGCAAGTCGGGGATGAAGCGCATCACCACGTCCACCAGGGCGCGCAGCTCGATTTCCAGCACGTTGCGCCCCAGCATCGCCAGGGCCTGCGCGCACTCAAAGAAGCAGGCGTCCGTGGGCCTGCCGTCCGGATTGGCGTATTTCCCGGCGCTTGACAGCCCGATACCGAACACCCCCGCGTCACGCCCGCCGATCGAGGTCCACATCATCAGCATGGGCTCGCCGTCGCTCTCGTCCCACTCGAGCGACGCCACGTAGCCGCGGTATTCGTGGGTGGCGAAGGCGGACTGGCCGCCGACGCCGAACATGGGCCGGCCGGCAGCGCTCACGATGATGGATTGGGATAGGTTCATGTGATGTCCTTCAGGCGGTACGCCAATTTCTTTCTCGCCTCGGCAAGCGCTCCCGCTCGCCTGCCTCTGGGATGCCGTCGACAAAGGTCATAGCTACCGCATCTCCTTTGTCCGGGGAGCGGCCAAGCACTTCTCGGATCTCGTCCTTGTCGCGGATCTGGATGGCGGCCACCTGCCCCATGGTCACAACCTTATAGCGAACTGCGCACAGGTCGGCCTGCAACTCCTGATCTGGCGGCAGCGAGACGGGGTCTGGATTGGTTGGGTCCAACGCCTCGCGCAGGCGCCAGTACATCTCGGCGCGCTTATTGCGCATGCGCATCTGCCCGCCCTTGTCCATCATGGTGCTGGCCTCGGAGCCCACGACCGGATAGACCAGCAGGTTCAGGCCACGGATGAAGTCCAGGGCGCTCGAGCCGATGCCGATCGCGTCCACCGCGATGCACGCGCCATTGCGCACCAGCGGCACCACGAACCCGGCGGCCGTCGGGCCGTCCTTCGTCACGCTGCCAGGCACCGAGATCAGCTCGTCGAACCAGGTGCCGTGCCGACGCGCCGCGCAGGTCTTGTCCAGGCCGCCGCGGGCCGGGTCCAGCCCCAGGGCGGTCATCGGGCCCTTGGCCTCCCGCGGCTTCCAGCGGGCCATGGCCGCCTTGACCCATTCGGTCGGGATCAGCTGCCACGCTGGATCGGATGCGCCGGCCTGAAAGTCTCCGCGCAGCATCTGCGAGCGCAGCGGCTCTGGCAACGATTGCAGCGTGGCCTTGTAGCCGGTGCTGCTCAAGAACAAGTTGTCGTCGACTTTCGATGGAATGAAGGTGCGGCTTTTGGGGCGCACCAAATCCCCGCCGATCTTGACGGGCTCCGGGCCCGGCACTTCGATGTCCTCGCCTTTTTCATCGCTGACGTACCAACGCAACTCTCCGGGCTGGGCCGGGCGCGGGTGGCTCGGGTCCAACCAGGCGGCAAAGAACCGTTTTACCCACTCGCCCTCGGAACTGGTCGGCGGGTTGCCGGCGCCTACGACGCGCTGGCGTTGGGTCGGGTCGTCCGAGCGCAGCCAGCCAATCAAGGCGCGAAACTGCGCCTCCGTGAAGTGTGGGAGTTCATCAAACAGCTTGGCGTCGTGGGCGCGGCCTTGGTACTTCATCCAGTCGTCAGGCTCTTTGACGCTGCCCAACTCCATCGTTCGGCCGCCAGGTAGGCGCCACACGCCGGTCTGGCTGTTGTAGCCATCGCGCGTGCCGATGATGCGGCTCATGTCCTCCACCAGCCCAACCAGTTGCACCGCCTCGCGCCGGAAGATGATTGAGCGCTTGTGCGAAGTCAGCGCCAGCCCCAGCAGGAGCGAGCTCTTGCCGCCGCCAGCCGCGCCGCCGTAAAAGAGGATGTCGGCCTCAGATTCGTAGGCCATCTGCTGGGGTCCGATCTGGGGAACCCATACCCGGTCATCGCTGCCCAGCAAGAGCGCGTCCAGCTCTGCCTTCTGGGCCGTCGTCATCTGGGAAACCTGCTCCAGCAGTTCGGTGGTGCTGCTCATGCGCCGACCTTGCTCATCAGCGACGCCAGTCGCACGGCGCGCTCGGTGTCGGTCAATGATGGTGCTTTGTCCGCGTCCTTGTCTTCGCCATCGTCCAGCTTGAACGCGACCCGCTCCGCCGCCTGTAGCTTGGTCAGGGCCTCGGACAGGGCTTTGACGCAACCGACCCTGTTCCCCTGCTCGAGGGCGCGGGCAACGGTCATGCGGGCCTTGGCGTCCTCCTTCGTCGTCGGGTCAGTCCCGGCCAGGATCTCGGCCAGCAGCTCCTGGTGCCCGGCCAGCATTGCTGACGCCTTGAGTTCGGCCAGCAAATCGAAAGCAACGCTGCGGGCTTCGAGAATGTCGGACCGGTGGCGCAGGATGACCTGGGTGTTGACTTCAGCGGCGGCCTTGACCGCCAAATTGACCCTCTCTTGACCTGCCTTGACTTCCGACTTGACCAATTCGGTCATCAAGGCGGCGTTGGTGGCTTGGCGAACGGCCGTGGTCAGGTCTTGTTGCCACCGGGCCGGATCGGCCTTGCGGTCCTTCTTGATCTGCCTGCTCAGAGTGGCGGGGTCGAGGGAATGCTTGTCGGCCAGTTCGGTCTGGGTCAGCTTGCCGGTGCGAAAGTCCCGCTCCACAGCCTCCCAGTCGATGCGGTGGCGCTTCTTCGGTGGATCCGCTTTCGCCGCCGCCCTCTTCGGCGCGCCCTTGCCAGCCGACCGCTTGGATGCTGGGGCACGCTTCGCCGGTACTGGCTTCTTCATCGCGCGCACGGAAAGATGCCCCTACCGAATTGCGGGCAGTGAGGGCAAATAGCGGATGGCAACTGCTTTGCCTGTTCGCTTGGAGACAACTGG